GTATTATTTTGCCATCTAATCTTCGTAAAATTATCAACAACCCAAAAAACGAAGCAGAAAAAAATATAGTAGCTCAACTTCCTCCGGCTATCCTGGAAGCTGCGAAAACTCGTAAGCCCTATAGTTTAGATCCAGAAAAAACTCTTGTTTTTCATTACAAGAAAGACGATTGGAAGACTTGGGCTTATCCTATGATATATAGTATTATGGACGATATTAACATCATAGAAAAGTTAAAACTAGCAGACTTAGCGGCTCTAGATGGAGCCATCAGCAACATTAGGATTTTTAAGCTTGGTAGTTTGGAGCACAAGATTGCTCCTACAGCGGCTGCTGCTAGTAAATTAAGTAGCATATTACAAAATAATGTTGGTGGAGGAACTATGGATCTTGTTTGGGGTCCAGATATTGAGTTATTAGAAAGTAAAACTAGTGTACATCAATTTCTTGGTGAAGGAAAATATACTCCACATCTAAATAGTGTATATGCTGGACTAGGTATTCCACCGACCCTGACTGGTACTTTTGGTGCCGCAGGTACAACTAACAACTTTATTAGCTTAAAGACGCTAACCCAAAGATTGCAATATGGTCGTAAAATCCTAACGATGTTTTGGAACAAAGAAATAGAAATGGTTCAAAAGGCCATGGGATTTAGATTTCCTGCTCAGGTTGAATTTGACCGAATGGATCTCAGTAATGAAGATGCAGAAAAGGCATTATTAATTCAACTAGCTGACAGAAATATTATTAGTGATGAGCTAGTACAAAGAGTATTTGGGTTTGATCCAGATATGGAAAAGAGCAGACTGAACAGGGAAAGCAGAGAAAGAAAGAGCGATAGAATGATCAAAAAAGCTGGACCTTGGCATGACCCACAATTTGAAAATAGTCTGAAGAAAATTGTTCTACAAACTGGTTTGGCTACTCCAAGTCAGGTTGGACTAAATCTAGATAAGAAAAAAAGTGGCGAAAAGAGTATTCTAGAAATGAAAACCGCAACTCAGCCACAAACTAGTACAGATACAAAACAAAAAGGAATACCCGAACAAGGTAGACCCAAAAATAGTGTCGACACAGAAAAAAGAAAGCAGAAAACTTTCAGGCCTCAAACTGGCGCAAGTCTACAGATATGGTCCATAAATACTCAGGATAAGATTGCAGAAATCGTAAATCCTTATTTACTAGATTTTTATCAGAAAAAAAATATGAGAAGTTTATCAAAAGTTGAATATGAAGAAGCCGAACAAATAAAAACAAAAATTTTTCTATCTATGGATCCTTTTATTGATGTAAAAACAGATGTAGTTTTCAATAAACTCAATACTGTAAATAGTATTGACGCCATACAAAAGTACAATATATACAATAGACTTATCAAAAATGTGGCTAATGACCTAAGCCGCCCATTAACATCTGAAGAAATAAAGTATACAAAAACTTACGCGTATTTAGAATCGGTGTATAATAATAATTAATCCAAATATTAGAAAGTGAATTATGAAAATATATGCCAAAGAAATAGAAGACGGTTTAGAACAAACCATATCTGCACAATCTTCTATTGCTTATGCAAGTTTATTAGAAAAATCTATTGATCAATCTTTAAATGACAAATCCCTAAAGGCTATTGCCGGATTGCATGACAAAGATTTATATTATACGCAGTCTATACTGGTCACTACCTCATGGAATAAAAATGATGATATTTTTGATCCAGAAGAAGTATGGATTGCTAAAAATACGCCAATACATAAGCCTACTAATTTAGAACATAATGAAAATATAATAGTTGGCCATATTACGTCGAATCATCCTATTACAGATGACAATATTATTATAGATGAAAGTACCCCAGTAGAAAATTTACCTAAAAAATTTCATATATTAACAGGTTCTGTAATTTATACGGGGTATACTGATCAAGAGCTAAAAGATCGCACCTCAAAACTAATAGCAGAAATTGAAGATGGTACTAAATATGTTAGTATGGAATGTTTTTTTAATGGATTTGATTATGGGTTGTCAAATAAAGCTACAGGCGAATATAAGATATTATCACGAAATGATGATACTGCCTATTTAACAAAACATTTAAGAGCATATGGTGGACTTGGAGAACATGAAGACTATAAAATTGGTAGAGTTTTACGACACATAACTTTTTCTGGCAAGGGTTTTGTAGATAAGCCAGCTAATCCTGAAAGTGTGATTTTTACAAAGACAGAAAAAAATAAAGAAAAAACAGCTAATTTTTTAATTCAAGGTGTATCTTTAGATCAAGCAAACGAAAAGGAGACTAATATGAGTTTAGAAAAAGAAGTAGCCGAAATAAAAGAACAAATTCAAGCTATTGCTGATTGCAATAATGCTGTAGCAGAAGCTAAAACAATTGCTTCTGATTTAGAGCAAAAAAATCTTGAATTAACAAAAGCTTTGGAGTCCAGAGATATCGAAATTAACGATATCAAAGTAGCTATTGCAGAAAAAGAAGAGGCTGCTAAGAAAATGAAAGACGATATGGATAAGATGAAAGCAGAATTTGATGCTGCCAATGAAATTTTAGCTGCTTATAAAGATAAAGAAGCTGAAATGATGAAAAAAGAGAAGAAGATGAAAAGAATGGCTACTCTTCTAGAAAGTGGATTAGATACAGAACTTGCTACTAGCACAGTTGAAAAGTTTGATCATCTAGATGATAACTCTTTTGATGGTCTAGTAGAAGTTTTTGCAGCTATGAAACCAAAGAAAGACGAAAAAAAAGAGGAAATGCCTCCAATGAAAAAACAAGCTTCTGAAACAGAAACTATTACCGAAGAGGTTCTAGACAATGTTGAAACAGAAGATTCTGTTGTTATTAGTGTAGGTTCAGAAGACTCAGTATCTGATACTGAAAATACAAGAGCCGCTTTAATAGATTTTGTTTATAGTAGACTAGGTAAAACACTTAATAAGGGAGAGTGAATATGGCTTTAAAACCTGATCGTATCGAAGCTTATACAGATATTTCATTTTTTATGAATGATGTTGGCCAACGTGGCGGCATCGTAGTTCATAAAGGCAGTGGTGGTGTTGGAGTAAGTATGGACGATGCTGATGCTGTAGTAGAGTATGCATCTGATCCATCTGGCACAGCTCCTGCTGGTTTATTATTAAATGATGTTGTTGATTATGACTTAACAAGACAACATATCAACTGGCATAAAGATGAAGTACAGCGTGGTAGCAAGGTAACAATTTTACGCCAAGGTCAAGTTTCTACAAACTTGGTTGTAGATGGAAATACCCCAATTGCTGGTGATCGTGCTTACTACGGCGCCAACGGCTATCTAAGTACTACATCCACAAACAGTGTTCAAGTAGGTCGCTTCCTAGGTGGTCTAGATGCTGACGGCTATGTCAAAGTTGATATCAATATAACATGATAAGGGAGAAAAATATGTCAAAAACTCGTTTCGAACCAACGCCAGAATTAACAGATTTACTTGTTCGTTCTGGTTCAGCCAACAGAGAAATTGCTTTAGCAGCTAATGCTGAATTTGCGAAAGCTCTAGAACTACCACTTAGACAAGGCGTTCTAAATGGCGATATTCTAGACAACATTTTTGAGCCAATCCAATTAGCTCAAAGCGCTACCCCAGAGTTTCCATTGGACTTCCTAGCTCCTGGAACAGAAAAAGATTTTGTGGCTTATACCATCCCAAATCATGGTTATATTCCACAAAAGCATATAGAGGGTGATTATGTAATGGTTCCAACTTATGATATTGGTTCCAGTATTGATTATCTCTTAAAGTATGCTCGCGACGCCCGTTGGGACGTTGTTGGTCGTGCTATGGAAGTATTAGAAGCTTCATTCGTTAAAAAAATGAATGATGATGGTTGGCATACTTTATTAGCAGCGGCTGTTGATCGTAATATCGTTGTATACGATAGCGACGCTGCTCTCGGTCAGTTTACAAAGAGATTAGTTTCTCTTATGAAAACTGTCATGAGAAGAAATGGTGGTGGTAATAGTGCTAGTAATAATCGTGGTATGTTAACGGATCTATATGTCTCTCCAGAAGCTATGGAAGATATCCGCAACTGGGGCCTAGATCAAGTCGATGAAATTACCCGTAGAGAAATTTATGTTGCTGCTGACGGCACATTAAATAGAATCTTCGGAGTTAATCTTCACGACAGAGACGAGCTTGGTGATGGTCAAGAATATCAATTATTCTATGAGAATGTACTAAATGCATCTCTTCCAACTGGCCATGATTCTGAGTTTGTTTTAGGTCTAGATCTACGTAAGAGAGATAGTTTTATAATGCCAGTTCGTCAACAAGTACAGATTTTTGAAGATGATACTCTTCATCGTCAAAAACGAGCTGGTTTTTATGGTTGGGGCGAACAGGGCTTTGCTGTTCTAGACAATCGTAGAGTACTACTTGGCGCTCTCTAATATTAATGATGTTTACTTGAAAAGAAAGGCTGGCCTTTGGGCTAGCCTTTTTTTTTAGGTGTATTAATATACTATCACTATAATAACACAAAGGCAATACTATGGCAGCAAGCAGATACGATTTTGCTATAGAGCAAGGTTCTACTTTTAGATTAAGTTTAGTATATAAAAATAGTAGTAAAAATGTAGTTGATTTGACTGGCTGGTGTGCTAGACTAACTTGGAAAAATAATAAAGGTCAAACTTACATATTTGATACTAATAACACAAATTATTCGTTATATAAATTTTCTATAGATGCTCCTAACGGAAAATTAGATCTAATTATTCCAGCATCGGTTACAAATTCATACAACTTTAGTAGTGCAAAATATGATTTAGAACTACAATCCCCAGACCCTATAGTGGCCGAAACAGGAGATTATGTTACTAGAATATTATTTGGCGATATCAAAATAGCAAAAAGATATACACAATCTAATAACGAAATGAATTGTTAAAATGGGTATAGAAGGCTGTTATGTAGAAATTGTAGATCCTCAAATTTCAACAATACTAGTAGAAACTAGTGTTTCGTGTAATATTAATAAT